TTTGAAACATTAAAATAACTGGTTAAAACTTTTAATCTTCCTGTACCAGCATCTTTAATATAACTATGGCTTCCATCGTGATAAATTTGTAGGTCTTGGTCATTTCCTAGCTCTATTTTGTTACTGTCGTCTGCATATAAACTTCCATAAAATTGCACTCCACCACTTTGCGTATTAAATTTTGTACTGCCTCCAACTTGAAGTTGAAGCTGACCAGTACCATTATCATTAATTATGCTATTTGACCCATCGTGATAAATTTCTAGGTCTTGACTATTACCAAGTCGAATTTTGTTATTGTCATCAGAGAATAAATGACCATACATTTGAAAACCACTTGGGGATGTCTGAAGCTTTTTAACGTTGTCATAATATAGCTCTACTGCTCCGTTTTGATTAAAACGTGCCATCTGTTCATTATCGGCAGCATTATTAATATCAAGTCTTGCTGCATTAATGACTAATGCTGTACTACTATCTTGTATAAACGTGGTTGGGTTTGTATGAAATATTTTTAAGTCTCCACCATTTCCAACTGAAATCCTATTACCAGACGCACTTCCATCATTAATGTGCATAGCACCAGTAGTTCTTGTTCCTGATGAAGTTGTTTCAAATTTTAAACTGTTATCGTGGTATAGCTCTACTGCTCCGTTTGCAGTAAATGTTGCTATGCTTTCATCGTTATGTTTTCTTATGTGAACCGCACTCTCAGAATTAATCCTAAGATTACCAGCCCCAGAATCTTCAATATAAGAATTTGATCCATCGTGATAAATGCGAAGATCTCCATCATTTCCAAAACGTATATGTTCTTGGTTAGCATCTCTACCTCCGTCACCTACACTAATTTTATTTCCATTTAAATCTAAGTCACCGCCTAGCTGCGGTGAACTATCAGCACTTAGATCTGTGTTAACAGTTTCAAACGTAGGATCAGCACCATTATTAGCTCTTAAAAACTTACCATCATTAGATGATGTGCCATGAGGTAACTTAGCAAGTGTTACCGACTGATCTGCTAAGTCTGCGGTTGCTATTGTCGCATCGGTTATGCCGTCAGATGTGATTCGTGTGAGTCCCATAGTTAATCAGCCTCCTCAATTGTGTTTGTTTTAGCCCACACCAAATACTCTTGATAATCTTTATTACCTTCTGAAACTGGTATAGAAAGACCATCAGATCTTTTAATAGTGCCTGTATCTATCACATTATTTACTTTATCTAACCACATTTTTTTGTAAGTAAAAGTCATAATTAAAGCTCCGCATCACAGGTAACAGAACCACCGCTAGATATAGTCATGCGGTAGTAAGCATCCCCATGAGAACCTAATTGACTACCACTTGGCCATCCTACTAAATTAAAACATCTTTTCTGTATATTTTGTGCTTCAGTAATACTTATGCCTACGCTTACTTGTGGTCTAGCTATGTTGACGCCACTAAAAGCTACACTCGGTGTATCTCTCATTACTTCTTCATATGGAAAATGCAAATAACCTTTTTTATTAACAGCGTGTTCGTTTACAAAATTAATATTTAATGGGCTGTCATATTTACAGAAGTAACGCTTGCAGAGTTTTTCTTCAACGTAAAGTGGTTTATGTTCAAAATCTGTTGCCACGCTGCCTACTTCTAATTGAACTCCTGTAATTTCAAATGTTGCATCATTTGTTGTGTACCACGTTGAGGTGTTATCAGGCATACGTTCTGTATCAGATTGAGCTTTCCATGTATTTACGACTGCACTATTAGCGGTATAAGCTGTACCCATAAACTGTACCCAGTTAATACCCAATCCTTGACCATTATCCAAATTAAATGCTAAGTCAGCATGACCTGGGATTGTTATTGTTACTTTTGTCCAAGTATCAGCAGATAAAGATCCAGTTTGAAATGGAAACATTTTTTGAGTTCCATCAGATGTTTCAATAACTCCAAAAAAGTTTTGAACAACACTACTTTTACACCAAAAAGATAATGTTACAAAACTAGATGTGGATGTATAATTCCAACCACTGCTTGCAATATCTTGTGCTTCTGGTCTATACCTTACATATATTGCATCGCCAGCATCAGTACTTGTTTGATTTCCGTTAGTAATTTTTAATGCTTTTCTAAAACCTAAAGTATAAGGTGTAGTTCCACTTGCAACATCAACCTGTGCCTGTGTAGGAGATTCATTAACTCCAGTATGAAGAACTTCAAACCTATCAATAGTGTGATAGCCAGAAGATGTAGATGTTGTAGCACGTTGAGCTACTTCCATAGCTCCGTTAATTACCAAATTTCTATTACTTAGGTTATTAGTAATATTGGCAGTACACGTTCCATCAGTATTGTTGACAGTAATAGCTGCCGTACTAGCTCCTGTTCCTTTTATCGAATTTACCTTGATCTCTGACATATTTAAGTAGGTTCAGTAGGGAAAGTAACAGATGACATATCTAAATTACCACTTGCATCAACTTTAGGCGATGCACTAGCTGGTAAATCTCTAAGTGCTTGTCTATAATTTTTCCAATCATCTGTAATTGTTAAATCAGAACTGGCTCTCCAATCACAAGCTGCTAATTTATTGTCACGTTCTTCTCTAAGTAACCTCATAGGCTCTGCTTTATTTAACCTAGTAACTTCAGCATCTATTTCGGACTCAGTAGGAACTGTATCGCCTCCGTAATATGTTAAACCAGAGTAATCTATTCCACTCCAAACAAAATCTTTATTAGGTTTTAATGACCTTAAAGCGTGTACCTTATCGTAAATCATACCTCAAACTCCATAACGTGCATATGGGAAGAATATATACCCCCACTCACATCTCCATCTATAATTCTGAAAATAACACCAGAAGTATCAGCATTACCCCTAATTTTGTATGTATGTGAGTTTGTGTCGGCTGGAGTATCAAATGTAAAAACAGTAATTTCTTGATAAATATTTTTAGATGAACCGCCACTATGAAAGTATCCAAAAAACTTTCCATCAATAGGTGTGCTGTCTCTTAGAAGATCAATTTGCGCCCTTGTATTAGTATTAGAACCACCTTCAACTTGAATTCTAAGATTTGCTACTATCAAAACTTTGTTATTTGCATTTGAAAGAGTAATTGATGTGTTTAAACCTGTACAAATAGAACTTGTTGTGCCAGTTACAGCAAAGTCTCCACTCGTCAAAGTTGTCGAATTACGAGATAATACTCTACCTTTCGTTCCAAATGATAAATTCCCACTAGCATCTGTTTTTATTACTTGACTAGCACTCCCATCAGCACTTGGAAGTGTAAAAGTTACATCAGATGCAGGGTTAGAACTTGGTGCAGCTATTATTACACCATTTCCACCGCTATGTAACAACTTAAGTGAACTCATAATTAGCTATAAGGGGAAGTACCAAGAATAGATGTGTTCCATTGTGCTTTTAACTTAGCTTCTGTATCAGCAGACGCTATAGCAGAATCAGCAGGTGCATCTCTTAGTGCTTGCTTTTTACTAACTATATCAGTAGTACTAGCACCTGTCTCTAATGCTTTTTGAAACTCAATATCAAGTTCTGCAAGTTTTGGTGTTCTTGCTTCTCTAATTCTGTTCTTATGAATCTCTCTGGCTTTTGCCATGTCTATACCAAATCCCATAATTTACTCCGTATAAGTCCAAGCATTTCTAAAACTCCTATCTGTAGGAATTTGAGATTTATTAACAGTATAAACGGGTCTGTCACTTGGACAATCTTTAGCTTTTATTTCATCTAAAGTTAAATTTGTATTATCTGCTGGACAAACAATACTGATTGAACCATCATCATTAGTATAAATAAATCTTTTGTCTGAATTTGCCATAATTTACCTTACCCATTGAATCATAACTTGTCTGGTATCTATAAGATTATTATTTGAAGGAGAGACAGTACTTACCCTTGTAGAACCCGCTAAATGTGCTGCGGCAGTTGCACTAGAACTAGCAGTTGAAAAGCCCATGCATCTGACTGTAACTTCTGTGCCTGTTGCTGTAGTTGCTGTACCTGTCCAACAGTAATTAACATCCGAAAAGTCATTATCAATATAAATGGTATAATCCCCTGATCCATTGTCAGTAACACTTGAAATATTATAACTTGCTCTTATAGAGTTACCATAACCATCATAATTAATCCAAGCCTTTAAACTTCCACTTAAGTTTTCTTTTGCATCTGTTACAGCATCATTAGCAAGCATATCAGTATCGACTATTCCGTCAGGTAAACCTCCTACCGAGATTCCTGTTACTGTTCCTGATCCGTTAATTGCAATAGGCATAGCTACATTCTAACCTCCATTAAACAATAGTCCATACAGAACCAGAAGGAACTGTGACTGTTACTGAATTATTTATAGATATTGGCCCTGCACTCATAGCGTTTTTGTTTGATGTAATACTATAACTTGTCGTAACTGTTGTCGAGTTTTCGTAAAAAACCTCATCACTTCCACCTCCAGTAGCACCAGCCGATACACCTGTTAAGTTTGAGCCGTCACCAGCAAAAGAAGTTGCTGTACAAACTCCTGTGATCGTAGCTCCACCTGTAACTGTTTCAAACTTTTTACTGTTGTCGTAATATAGTTCTACTGCTCCATTCTGACTAGCAGTTATCATATTTTCACTATCAGCAGCGTTGTTAATTTTTAATTCGTCTGTAGTTATTCTTAAGTGACCTGTTCCAGTATCTTGAATATAAGAATGGCTACCTGAGTGATAGATTTGTAAATCATCACTAGCACCCATTAATATCTTTGCGTTATCCCACATCTTTAACTCTGAATCATCAGTATTTACATATATGTTTGCGCTACCATTTGCAGCCATAAATCTTATATTTCCATCTACAAAACCTAAATCAACTCCTTGGGATGTTGTTTCAAGTCTTTTACTATTATTGTGATATAGTTCTACTGCTCCGTTTTGTATTGCTTTAAGAGAATTTTCAGAAGTATTAGTTCTTATATAAACATCTCCAATATTTTGTAAGTAAGTATTACCTTTTGTGTTTTTAATGTAAAAATTTGAATCATCATGTTGAAGATTTGCATCACCACTTGTACCGAAAACTAACTTACCATTGTCTTTTATTCTTAATTGACCATTAGAAGTTGTCCATTGCATATCATAATCAGACCCAGCAGTTGAATCAAACACTACATCACCAGTAACAGTAAGACTTGTCAAGTCTCCTAATGATGTAAGAGAACTGGTAACAACAGAACTGTTTAGCGTGTTTCCAGATAAAGTACCAGCAGCAGCCGTTACTGTGATCGCAGCCGTACCATCAAAGTTGACACCATTGATAGCTCTAGCTGTCGCAAGTGCTGTTGCTGTTGCCGAGTTGCCAGTACAAGATGTTGCTACAGGTGCAGCCCATGTAAGTCCTCCTGTATTGCCAGATTGTGCAGAAAGAAAATACCCATTTACAGGACTATTACTAACTTGTAATTTTGCCTCGCTTACAGTCTCATCACTAGGCTCTCCTATACCGCCTGACTCTTGATAAAGAATAAAATCTGGTGCAGCAGAGATGTTGGCTGCAAATTTTATTGTAGATCCGCTTATGGCAAAACCAGCAGAAGGTGTAGATGTTCCTGTGTTTGGTTTTTGAATAACACCATTAACACTAACTAATAATGTATTTGCTGCTGATACTATTTTTGCATTTGTAGTACCAGAAGTTACAAGAGTAAAATCTGCGTTAGGGTAAGAAGCTGCACCATTGTTAGCTGCATTTCTAAGGGCTAAATATTTGAAATCTGGGCCACCGCCTCCCCCAGATACTTTTGCTACTGAACCATCATCTTTCTTGAAAAATAACTCTGCCGTATCAGTTCGTAGTACTGGTTCGCCCAGAACCATATCACTAGCTGCTGGATCGCTTCCGCTACCTCTTTTAATTTTAATTGTGTTAGCCATCGGCTTTTACCTCCTATGGCTTAGTAAGTACCACCATCAATATCGAAACCTGATACACTTCCATTTTCTAAGAAGGTAACAAGATCAGTAAGAGCAACTTGAACCATTGTGCCATTATCGTTTATAACCATACGATCTGCTGCCGCAAGAGTTGTTGAGGTTGCTGACGTACCACCATCTAAAATATTTAGTTCAGTTGTTGTTACTGTTGCTCCGTCTAATATCTGCACTTCGGTATCTGACAAATCAGCTAAAGAGTTAGCTGTTGTCTGATTCATGGTTGCAAGTTCTGTTAACTTATCGCTATGAGGTTCTACGTCTGTACCGATGACAAGTCCAAGTGCTGTTCTTGCGTTGGAGGCTGATGTTGCTCCTGTTCCTCCGTCAGAAATTGCTAAAGTTCCTGTTATAGAACTAGCACCAAGATCAACAGCAACTTCAGTAGATTCAATAACAAGTCCACCATTTGATTTAAGATCAACTGATAATGTGTTTCCAGACTTTTGCAAGCCATCTGCTGCTGTAATCTGACCAGCACCAGAAAATTGTGCAATCGTAAGGTTATTAGTTCCTACCACAGCAGATCCAGAATCCGATGTGCAAACAAAGCCGTTATCTGCGTTTACTGTACCTTTCTCTACAAAAGTAAAGAAACCAGCAGCGTTAGCACCAGTAGCTAAATCTGCTGCCCTAGCTGGAGAAGACCCGACTACATAAATACCATTTTGACTTGCTGTTGATTGATCTTTTACAAGAACACGATCATTAGTTGATAAGGTAACACCATCTAGCGTGTCTCCATTATTAAGAGCAGTTGATATTGTTATGTTCGCTGTTGTTGCTGCTACGCACGAATCCTTAACATCAAGTCCTTGTGAAGTAGCTTCTACAAATCCCTTAGTCGCTGCATCTTGTGTATTTACAGGGTCTGCTAGATTTGTAATATTCTGTGAGTTAAATGAAACTGAACCTGTTGGTGCAGCCATTTGATTAAGTGTATTTGTCCTAACCCCTGTATCAAAATCACTTATCTTGGTATGTGCTAACGAAGGAATATCATCACTTACTAATGCTCTAAATGTAGGCGCAGCAGCACTTCCAGAAGCAGCACCAGCTAAGACATGGTTAGTAGTTCTTGTTGTATCTGTATCAAAAAACTTACCCTTACCGCCAATAGCGTTAATAGTAGTTGCAGATCCTCCAGATCCTCCAGTCCCTATACCAATATATAAAACTTGATTACCTTCACTAAATGCTAATTCCGCATTTTCTAGTGTGGTTGGTGCTGATGATCCTGTGGATCTTTTTATGCGGATTGTGTTAGCCATATGTCAAAATGAACCCCCATCGACAAGTGTAAGTTTGGTGGTAGTTGAATCTAATTTAACTTTACCAGAAGTTCCGTCATAGTACATGATTGAATTATTCACTTTATCTGAATGATCCAATGTAAGATCAAAACCAGGACCTTGAGATCCTTGAGTTGCGACAGTTACAACAGTTGTATCACCTTCATTAACAGTAACAGTATTTTTTGTAGTCGTTATGTTAACTGAGGTCATGGTGCTGTATATCCTTCTGACATAGTTATAACACCTTCAAGGTAGTACTCTCGCACTCCACTTGTGTCTATAAGCATAACGTCATAATAAAGTGTATTAGTTTCAAATGTTGTAGTCTGTACATCTGTTAAAGATAAGTCAACTGTTCCTGTAACTCTATTGGTATAAGTAACTGTAAAATCAGCATATTTTATATTTCTTCCTTCATCCCAACATTGAGCCAATACTGTGTAACCAGTTATGTTAATTGCATTGCCATTCCCATCTTTAAAAACAAGCTGTACAGAAAAATCTGCTCTTCTCTGCATTGTAAAATTATATGTCCCTGGAGAAATTGCCATAATTAAATTTTAATAATGTAAAGCATTGCTATATTACGAGGTCTAGCTTCAGAACCTTGATTATCAGTATTTGTATTAACAGAAACTCCTGTTGTTTTACTTGAAGTTTTACCTACATCTGCCTCTTCAGATCTGCTGACTATATTATATCCTTCATTTAAGTTAGCAGCACCTGTACCAGATGCAGGTGTGACATTACTACTTAAGGTACTGTTAAATCGTGATTGTCCAGCATTACCTAGCTTAAACGAATGGTGGAAGTGGCCTGGGTCAGTTACTGAAGAAGATGCTGTGTGATTGTGTTGTAAGTTTTGACCGCCTTGAGGATCATTAATACTTCTCCCGCTATCTACACCTCTACCATCATCAAAACCCCTAACAAATTCTCCTCGTAAATCTGGAACATTGAAATGACTGCTATCAGCAGCACCATAAGTAGTACCTATAACAGCAAACAAAGCAGCATAAGTTCCTGTTCTTTGATATGAAGCACCATTGCATTTAACATAACCTGTTGGAACTGTATCAACAGCTAAACAAAAAACAGAGCCAGTAGGCACACCAGCCACAATTTGAAAGCTTAAATTTCCAGAACCATCTGTTTGTAAAAAACCACCATTAGTTATTGATGAAGGTAAAGTAAGAGTTACGTTTCCAGATAAAGAAGATGGAGATTGAATAGAAACGAAAGGAGAACCGCTTGAGTCTTGAAATCTAATTGGCAATGCGTTAAGCATATCTAGACCAGCATTACTTATTCCAACTCTTTGTGTGCCAGCAGTAGAAAATCCCATTGTATTTGCTGCTTGCCTAAAAATCCCAGTATCGCTGTCTCCATCAAAACTTAATGCTGGACTACTTGCTCCAGAACTATCATCTACTAATAATGGGCCTGTAAGCGTGTCTCCAGCCCTTTTTACAAGTCCTAGATTTGCCTCATCTAAATTACCAACATCGAAATATGTAGGAGTTGTACCAGAAGTACCATCATCTCCTGTAGTTGACCTTATTAATAATTTTTTAGGTGTAGTGGAACTATCTGCTACCAATTCACAGGGTAAAACTTGACCAGCTTGTGCTTTATCTCCAAAATTATTTGACGCTACAGCAGCTAACGCAAGGTTAAGGTCTGCTCTTACACCAGCACCAGAACTATTTGCAATATCTTTGTTAGCTACTTGTGCCATTTAAAAAATACTTTCCTCCATATTACACCCCTTTACCATAACCGACAGCTTGAAATGTAAATTGTTTATCTACAAAACTTGTACCATTTTTTATCTTAATATTAAAGCCTGTGCCAGTAACTCCCGACAAAACAAAATAATCGCCATCAGATGCGTTTTGTATAGTAATGCCAACTGAAGGTAAGAAAGCATTAGCACCTCCTAAACTAGAAGTACCTACAAAAAATGGTTTTGCAAAAGTTACGTCTAATCCAGATGAAGAAGTACCAGATTGTTGTGGTGCGGTAGATGTTCCACTTCCTGTTTGATAACTTCTCTCGTTTCTTGATTCAAAAGAAGCAATAAAACCAGCTTGAATAACATTAATATTGTGGCCTGTGTTTTCAGAGGTTAAATTTAATCTAAATTGAAATCCTCTACCTTTAAATGTTCCGTTTGCAAAAGTGTTAAATGCTGAATATGTTGGCGAACTAGATGGATTTCCTTGAGTCGTTCTTACTACCATTTGAGCATTGACATCTTCAATGGCAGTACCATCAAAATTACCATTAGTTGCATAGTTATCCCAACCACCTCCAGCAGGGCCTCCTAAACTTGGAGGTAAATCTGGAATTTGTGATTCAATAGTATTACCAATTTCAATTCCAATAGTCTGTAATATTCTTTTTAAATTTAAAGAAAATACACCACCTAAATCTATTGTATTTTGGAAATCATATGTGCCTGTCAATCCATTAGTAGCTGCTGGATTGGTAAGACTTAAAACATTACTAGTAGTGCTTGTGCGAGTCTTAGTGCCAGGATAATTATTATCATCATCTCTCTCAGTTAGAATTACTTGTGTATCTACCATATCTGGCAAATCTAAAATTACACTTGTTTCTCCTGTACTAAATCTTTCCCCATCATCTCTAAATTTTAAAATATATTCACCTTCTAAAGCTGGTACAACTGCTTCTGTGGTATTACCAGCAGCAGCTTGTACAAGGTCTACAGAGTTAGCGAAAGTCCCTGTACCATCAGTCTTATTTGAGTGTCGAATATAGACTCGACCTCCATGCAAAACGTCTGCATCAATAGATTTATCCCATCTTAATCTTACTAATTTATCGTTTACAGGTTCTAATGTAAGATTTTGTACATCATTTGGTACTGCTGTTTTTCCTTGTGCAGAGAACTGTGTTGATGAGGGAGTAGAAGATAATTGACCAGCAGCATTAAACGAAAATATTTTTATATCATAAGTTCCAGCCTGTGTATTCATAATTTCTATATCTGGTCTAAATACAATTTCAGTAACCCAGTTTGTATTTTGAAATCGATATTGAACTTGATATTGAGTAACCCCAGCTACAGGCTGCCAAGATATAAGTATTCTATTTATTGCAATATTATTAATAACTACAATTTCTTCTAATATTGGTAATTTTATTGTTGGGGCTGGTTTTAATTCATTAAGTTTAGAAATATTTCTTGCTGGTAATGTTGGGAAATCTGTTGACTCTATATTTGTATATTTATCAGGCCTATAAGCCAATGCACTAATATTATAATTAACACCATCTTGTTCTTCTACGCTTACAACCCTAAAAGTTTGTGGTTCTTCTCCAGTTCCGTCACTTTCTAACAACCAAATAGAATTTACATTAGGTGTCGTACTTAATGCACTTGTTAAATCTATTTTATCCTCAACAACAGTACAAGATTTTTTCTCAACAGTACCATCAGGCATAATAACACTTACTTTTTCATTACCGCCTCCAAAACTAAAAAGATCTTGAGCATCGTCAACTGTAATTTGTGTTGTCGTAGCAGCAGCGATACGACCAGATCTTCTATCTCCTTGCCTAACTGGATCATTTACAGCAATTACACTACCTGGCCTTACTATTGCACCAGCATCCATAGATGTTGAAAAATTTATAACTTCACTTTCCTGTTCCTCCGAGAAAACAATTGCACGAGCCAAACGCTGCGCTTGTCCCCTAGAAGTACACCCAAAACTTTTTACTTGTTTATAAACTATCCCAAGTTTTGCTCTTCTAGTAACTTCTGCTGCACTATTCCCATCACCATATACCTCAAAATCTATTTCTCTTGAATCCATATTAAAATAACTGACACTTACAACAGAATGTCTTTGCTTAAGACTAGATCCTGTATAACTAAAACCTGCTGGAGTTACGTTTGCCAAGCTAAACAAATAACTAGGATCAGTTGGTTTATCTTGAACAATAGAAATAGATCCCTGCGACCATACTGGAATACATCTCATTATTGATGCTAAATCTTTGATTAGATCAAATGCTTCTTTCGATGATTGTATATTTACATTGCAACTAAACCTTGCTTCTTGACCACTAAATCCATCATCAACTAACTCGTTTGCATATCTACTTGCAGCAACAAAACTATATAAATCTAAATTTTCATATAGCTCTGTATCGTTTGCTTGATTAGGGGCTATATGCGTACCAAATCCATATCTTTTGGTCGTGAGAAGATCCAAAAGTATCATGGCAGGGCATGAACACCATTGAGCAGCAGCCATTTGTCCGTTAAAGACGTAATTTTCTGGGTATTCAATACGACCTGTCTGTAAATCGACTGTTGGAGTTAATCCTCCATTTGCTGCTGGTATTCGTACTTTAATTCCTCTAATTCTGTATGCTCTTTTTGGAATTGCACTAAATTGCTCAGAATCTATTCTTAGTTGTGCATATGCAGAGTCAGGATATGTTTGTGGATCATCTACTATTTCTTGCATAACAGAAACACTAAATTCATCTTTAAGTGAATTATCTGTGCTATCTGCTGTTACCCGAACAACTTTAATTGCAGCCTGTGAATATGTTGCTGGTAAATTTACACGATATTCTTTGGAATATAAATCAGCAGATCTTCCAGTAATAGTATCTGTGATTTTTGTTTGAAAAGTTCCATTATTAGTTTGTAATTGTATTTGCAACTCAACACTAGAACCTAACAAATCTCCATTATCTTCTGCTTTTTGTAATTGACCAAAAGATATTGTCACCCTTACTGCATCTTTATTAAGAGATATAGCTTGCGTTACTCCACTATTAGCAACAGTACAAGGTCTGGGAAAACCAGATATAGGACTTGAATTTACAGGGTCACTAGACTCAATCCCTGGAATAACAAGTTGGTTATTCGTACCAAAACGTGCATCTAATACAACACTTTGAAAATTAAAATCTGCATCTGTTGGATTACTATTACTAGCGTTTTCATTAAGTATTGGGGTGTTATTAAGGAATATATCTTTTTGTGCTGCTGTTAAATAATCAGCAGAACTTTTAGCAATACCAGCTTTTGATGGTGTTGCAAAACCTTCTATTTCACCTTCTGATAACAAATCTTGTATAGTGGCAAACTGTTTACTATTTAAAGTATCGGGCGCACGATATGGAGTAGGAGGAGTAGGAGGGCCGCCAGCACCTTTGATAATTTTTTTTGTCATGCAACCACCTGATTCGTATCAACAGAAGCGGAGATTACCACAGATCCGCACACGATTTCTCCATAACAAATCGGGTGGCTAGTTCCAGCACGGCTAGTATTTTGCACCCCAGAGAAGTTAAAAGATATTCGTGGGTCATCTTCTGGTTCTCCTGTATCTAATGGAAATAATATTTCAGAAACACCATTTAAAACCATACCTGCACCAATAGCACTTAAAGCAGTACCAATTCCTGTCATAAATGCACTACCAGCAACACCAGTAGTAACTGCTCCAATAGAAGGTACTGTTGTTCCAGCAGCAAAAACTCCACCAAAACTTTGAGTTCCAAACAAACCTGCACCTGGAAATAAGAAAGAAGCACCAATTAAAGCACCACCTAATAAAATTCTATTCATACTACTACCACCAGCACCGCTAATAACAGGTACAAAATGTATTTCTGATTTACCCACAGGATCATGTATATGATCTTTATCTAATTCATTATCGCCAACTAATACTTGATAATATCTATTACTCATATATGCTTCTAACTTAGGAAAATTTGTTATTAAAAATTTAACTGCTTCTGCTGTTGTTCTTACAACCGCCTCAAACTCATCTTGACCTAAAAACTCTGCAAGTTCTCCATGTAATTTAATTTTTCTGAGCATAACGATACCTCTTACCAGTACATTTTTGTAACCACTCAGAATATGGCTCTCTACAAGATAGTCTATCGGCTAAATGATGCAAAACCATATCTCCTAGAAAAATAGCTACATGATTTAAAGTTGGATGTAATATTGACATCAATAATACATCACCTTTTTCTAGATTTTCATCTTTATCAAGTTCTCTAAACCCAGTTTGTATTGCATATTTTTCAAACAAAGGATTTATTAAAAATTCTTCTGGAGACATATTTCGTTCATAATCTAATAAACTTATATTTTTTTTCTGTTGATAATAATCACGAACCAAAGCCCAACAATCTGTTATTCCCCAAACCCATTCTCTTCCTATCAATGGTGCTTTGTATCCTTGAGGCTCATAATACCCCCATGTCTCTGTTTTTGGATTAACTATATACCAAGGTAAATTACTATCTTCGCAACTAACTTTATCTGCTTGCGTAGGTTTTGGTGAAGTCACAGGATGGCTATGAAAAACTCCAATAATATCTCCTAACTTATCTGCTTTCACATAATCTTCTGGGTCAAGAATAAAACATTGATGTGCTGTCATTGATAGATTACGACAAGGATAATATCTTTCTTTGCCTTTTATATTTAACACTAAACCAACAGCTTCTTTAGGATCTTGTTCTTTCGCATGAACCAATGCACTATCTTTCCAATTCATCCTATAAATGTACCTATAGATGGGAATATATCTCTGGTACATTGACGTTTTGGCGCACGAATACCAGCCATATCAAAAATTGCTGCTAATTCAAATTGTACAACAGTTCTATTTTCTGCTGATTTACGATCAATGTAATATACCTCTCTTGGAAACTCTGCATCTGGATCTGGAGTACCAAAGGGATTAGTCGCACCAGAAAAGTTAGCAGCATCTACGAATCTTGCCATAGTCCTTATTCTAGTTACCTTCGCACCTGTTAAATCATTCCCAGCCGTAAAACTATTTGCAGCAATTAAAAGAGCCGAAATATTCGGAGTTCCCATATTACTTATAGTTAGTGTTGGTCTTGGCAATTGTCCCCTTTGAAAAGCAAAACCACCAGCTTCTACAGGAAATCTTAAATATGTTTCACCATTCCAAACAATATTTCCATAAGCATCAAGATTACTACCAGAATGAAATCTATGTACTGTAGTTACTCCACTAGGATTACCTGTTTCATAATTAAGTCCCTCTTTTAACTCAAGTTTAAATAACTCAATAATTGAAGATGGATTTACTTTTTGTATATCGCTAAAGACAGGTGCGGTATCTATTGTCATGGTTCAAATTTTTGAACAAATGTAGCTGTTATGGTAGCTAAGTTAGGCAAGTCAATTTTTTTACTCCATTGTGGACATACAAACTTATATGACGCTGTTTTTGTTATAGATACATTTCCACTTGTTGTTGCACCACTAGCTGCTGTTACCACAAAAACATTTGCATTAGTAACAGAAGAAACTATATAAGTACCATCAGCAGAAGAACCAGAGGTAAAGTCAATAACTAAAGAATCACCAACAAATAATCTATGATTTGTGATTGTTATAGTTATTGTCGTACTGCTTTGCGAATATGTACCTGTTTTGGTAAATGATTCTTTTGGTGGAGAGTATGTAAAACTTGCTTTATCTCTTGCACGTTCCTCTAAAAAATATTCAATCGTATCTGACTCTTCTTCTGTAATGTTTTTCCATTGTAAATCAAAAATCTTAGGGTCTTGATTATTTGGTAATCCAAAACCTAAACGATGTTCAAAACCATCAGCAAAAGTTACAACCTTAGTAACAGGTTCTGATTTTTTAGTAACGCTAAAAGAAGGTTCTATAGCTGGAAAGTTTGCCATTTATGTTAAAAGTCCTCCTGGTCTTTTTTGTTTTATCATTTCTGATTGAATAGCAGCAGCTAAAGCTCTGCCAAACTCTTGTGACTGTGCAGAATTTCCTTGTACAGAACTGCCAGAAGCGTCTACATTTACAACAATATTACCAACACCTCCAGTACTTTGCACTCCAAGTTTTCCATTAGCACCACGTTTCAACGGCATGACCGCTTCTGGCCCTGCTTCACCCATTAGCCCCATTCCGTTTGCCATTGGAAATAAAGTTGGTTTATTTACTATCCCTCCCATTGCATAAGGTACGATTTTATTTTTTGCGAATACGTTGCCATTCGCACTTTTAACTATCTCACCGTTATTTACAACACCACCATCAGCCAAGCCAGAGAATAAGAAATTAAATAAAGGTCTAGTAACTGCTGCTCTTACTAACATTCTTGTTAAATCAGAAATTATTGATCTTGCTAAATCACTAAAATTTAATTTTCCAGTTTCTACAAATTTGACTAGAGCATCTTCCATACCTTGAAATGCATTAATAAATGTCTGCTCAATATCTTTTGCAATATCATTAACAGTTGTTTTAAATTGTTTTAGTGGACTAGATGCATCTTTAATCGTTTTTTCAATAGTAGGATTTTGGAATGTAGTTAAATCATCTGGTGTTACAAGAGGACTATCTAATCCTCTTTTTTTAATTTCTTCCTGTAATAATTTTTGAAATTCTGTATCAAATATTTTTGTCCTAGCAAATGCATCTAAGGGATTGATATTTCTTTCCTTCATTATTTCTCTAGTTTTTAGGTTAGCTAAATTAACAAGTTCTTGTCTTCTTTTATTAAAACCACCTCTGATTTCTAAAACATCCATCAACTGACCTGCTGTAAATGCAGCATTTACGATGTTTGCAAAACCAGTAATTATATCTTGAAACCCAGCTCCAATAGGTTGGAAAAATTTTCCAAAATTAAGTCTTAATTTATCAAGAGCTACCTTCATTCTTGCACCAGAATCAGCAGTAGATGCTGCCATTGTTTTTGCTGCTTCTGAATGGTCATCACTTAATTTAACCACAAATTTCATTACATCATTAAGACCTACAGTTCCATCTCTCAAGTCTTTCTGTAATTGAGGCAATGTTCTACCTGTAGCCTCTGCAAATTTAACCACGGCCCCTGGCAAGCGTTCACCGAGTTGGCCTTGTAATTCTTCTGCCGACACCTTACCTTTACCGAAGATTTGCGACATCGCTCGAATCGCAGATTGTACATCTTCCGCATCTCCACCAGTTGCTTTTATAGCTTCTGACACACCTCTAAATACAAGTTCAGCGTCATTAACATTTCCACCAGCACCAATAACAGATGCAGCTAAAGTTGTGAATTGTTTAGTTGCTGATTTGATTGGAACATTTAGTTCATTAGAAACAGAAGCTATAACTTTTTGTGCTTTTGCAAATTCTTCTCCAGTTTTTGTAACCCCTTTCAAAGCTATCTCTAATCTGTTTATTTCTGCTGAGAACTCAGCAAGCCCACCAGCAAAACCTGAAAAGTCAAGACCTGCCCCAATAAGTGCGCCAATTGCTGTTCCTTTTGGGCCAAATGTACTTCCAAGTGCTGCAAATTGTGAAGTCTTCCCTGGTAAAATTTGAGATGCAATAATACTTCCAGCACCTCCAAACATTCCTTTATTTTTCTTGGATGATTTAGTAAATCTATCCATTTCTGCTCTTGTTCTTGCAATCTCTCTAGTTAATGTTTTAAATCCTCTTGAATTTATATTTGTTACATTTCTAAGTGCTACCAAAGCCTTCTCTTTCTTCCTAAAAGCATCTATTGTTTTTGGAGATACTTGACTTATTTTTTGTATATTTCTAGCAAGAGACATAATCTCTTTACTAGTTTTAGGTGCAACAGACTTTTGTAGATCTTGTAATTTTTTTGACAGGCCAGTAAGGTTTTTTAAACCTTTTACATCAAATTCAACAGTAAACTTACCGACCTTTGCAGCCATTATTTCTTCTCCTTATGCCATTCTGTTAAGGCTGTAGATTCCATGAGTTGTAAGCCCTCTAGCATTTCTTTGCGGTTAGTTACATTGTAAAGGTCAAATAGACCACCAGCAAGCAACAAGACCTCGTATTTTAATCCTACTACACCTCCAAAGGACATATCCCATTGTGTTTGTAATCTTAAAAACATCATTACAATATCCCAATTTTCATCAAAGACTATAAAGTCTTTCTCGTATTCTATTTGTTCGTTGAGTTTTATACCAAAAACTTTTGCATCTTCGGGAGTTTCATCAACAACTTGCTTGCTGCCAGAAGCCCAATATTTAGCAGCATCTATTAGTTTCCCGATTTAGCATTCCCATAAAATCCTTTATAACTATCTAGAACACCTTGAACAAAATCAACATCATCACTAAATTCCTTCAGTACAGTTTTAGAAAATGTAATTGGTGTGCCATCTTCTTCGTTAACTTGATCCCAACCTACTAATATTTTTGACAAAGCAGAAAACTCATCTTGCTCATCAAATCCATCAAGTTCTGTTTTTGTAAGCCTAACAAAATTAGCAATAAATTCTGTAGTCTCAAATTCGCCAGGAACTGATTCTGAAGGTCTTTTGACCTGTACAGGCCAAGAATAAATCTTGGTCTTTTTACGGACAAATGCCATAAAATCCTAAATATATATATACTTCTATACTTTAGCTAGGAAGTCAATAGTTATGTAAATCTTATCGATAGCTCATCATTAGCAGAACTTGGTACAAGTGTGTATGGAATCTCAAGCATAGTTACACCATCCATTTCTCCATAAGTTACATCACCAATATCAACTTTTGTACTACTAAATCTACAGATATTACCAGCAGCAGTACCATGAGTAACTGTTAAGTTACCTAATGTCGTATCAACTAAAGCAGCAGCAAAGAAATCTTTAGAAGAAAGAGCTGGTGCTTCTATACTTACAGAACCATTAGCAGCCCTATCAGTTAGAAGTACTTCTTTTGTACCGCCAACAAGTTCCCTATATACAATCGAATTACCCATATCAAAACTGAGACTTTGTAAAGCACCTGCAAAACTTAATAATTGAAAACTTGTAGTATTACCATTTTTAAATATTAATGGTGTTGCTTGGTTGCCATAAGTAACTGAAGGTAATGCTGTATCAGTTGGGGCATTATAGATACCAGTGAAAGTAAAATCGAGCGTTGGGATCGATCCTACCTCGGCTGACAATGCGACATTTCCTCGACAGCCAGTAACAATATGTCTAACTCCATCTACGTTGTAATGGATAGTAATTGATGAGAAGTTAGCTGATATTGGCTCGTAAGTAACAGATGTTCCACTAGCTATAGTTTCTGAAAGGCCACAGGCTTTAAGCGCACTTCCATATCTCGGAGCAGTACCAGCTGTGCCTGAACCAGCAAACTCAACGCTAAATGTACATTCAACTCTTGTATTCGCTAGTAACTGTTGTGAAGAACCAAGATATGGTCTGACAACATCTCTGTTAACCACATCACTTGATTGTGGTGTAATACTTAGATCAGTTACTAGAACTACATCTGTTGCTGAAGGAGTAGGATCAGTTCCGTATGAACTTTCCGCTTCAATTAGAATTACTCTCTTCCTTGTCAGTTGTGCCATCAGTTGTTACCTCTGTAGGGATTTCTGCTTGTTTTGTTTGTTGAACTAGCTTACGTTTGCCAGTTTTTGGGTTCAGTATGTAAGTACCGCCCTCATTTGGGATTTCATTACTCATATTAAACAATCAGGGTTGGTAGGCTTGCTCTTTCATTATAAGTCATGTTGTTAAACTGTTATATGAGGTACGATAATCTATTTCATATTCACAAGTTATAATTCCAGAAGGCTGATCTCCCTCTACAAATTCAAAGGTCTGTGTTGATGGTCTAACATCTTTAGCCAAACCTCCAATTGTTGTATCAGTCAACATTTTTGTATGTAAACTTTCAATCGTGCCATCTCCAACACTCTCTGGTGTTGTGCCACGAATAACAACAACAACCCTTATTCTTAATGTCCAATCTATTTTTAAGTAAGTAGAGCTATTAACTGTTGGCTCATCTGTAATTGGTTCTATGACAATTGCAGGTGTTTCTCCTCTGGCAATAGGTTCTACCCTGGAACGATAAATTCTATCTCCAACACCTGTAGTGTTTGCAAGATTAGTTTTTATCGCTGCTAATATTTGTTCTCTTTTACTTGCCATATCAAACCTTACTTAGTGAAATCTTACATAAACTACCATCATCTATTTTTCTTACACTTCTGACTTTATATTTAACATTACTTACTTCCAATTGTGCATCAAATGGAATTGTACCTAAATCACTATTTTTTACTGTTAACTCATAATCAGTAGTTAGAACAACACCATCAGCTATTACCTCATCTGGCTGTTCTAAAATACCTTTATAAGTCTCATTGTCATAAAAAACATTTTCTGAAAAATCCACAAAAAATGCATTTAAGTCTTCAGTAAATGCCATAAGAAAAAAGCCCTCAAACGAGGGCTATATATTTTAGCCGTACTTTTTAAGACCAACTAAGTTGATACTAAAAGTAAATGTTGGAGATGATCCACCGATTGTCTGAACAATCTTGATATAACGCTTGCACTCATCTTTATTGATTGCAAGTGTTTGCATTGAAGCAGATCCTGTTACTTGAGTAAAAGTAGCACCAGATAAATCTGTATATGTACCACTTGAAGAATCGGATTCAGTAATTTTAATATCTAATGTTGGGCTAGAACCGCCACCAGCAGCACTATCCAAAATTAGCATTACATCTCCATCGTATTCGAGAAGATCTATTGCACTTGATGTAGCTGTGCTTGTTACAGCAGCAGTAGCAACACCAGCAACAACAGTTAGTTTTTCTAGGTTCTGTTGAATAACAGACATTTTAAGATTCCTCCTGTTTAGAAATAAACTCTTCTAATTTTGCAATTAGATCAGTTTTGTTTTGTCTTCTATCGAGTTCTATCCCAAGCTTGCGACCATAAGTTTCGATCTGTGATTTTGTCATTTGAGAAAAATCAACCTCGTCACTATCGGTAGGCTCTGACTCGACAACTGGTTCTGTACTGGCAATAGGTGCTTCACAAGCCTCAACGACCAGTTCAGCTTTACCAACAGCCACTAAATACTCACCATTATTCTGCTCGATATCAACAACAGAGCCAGAGTCCGTTGGGACTCCAGCTATCATTGTTGCTCGTAGCAATTTAATCTTCATATTATGTTCCGAAGCAGAATGCACCTGGCTGCTTAACAGCAAAGTCAACATCTTGTAATGCAATGATTCTTACACTACCACTCGTTGCATTTGCGTATGGATCTACAGTTAGATCTAAGCCAGACCACATACCAATACAGAACTGACTAAAGTCTCCGAAAAGTACATCATTGTTTGCAAGCTGATTAGAAACAACAGCTGGATAGCCATTAATTTCATTGTTCTCAAATACAAACTGCGCTGTGTTTGAAGCTTTTTCTGTTGATTTTAAAGCACCTCTAGCAGAAGCATTAATTAGGTAGAACATATTAGCTACATCAGCGTTTGCTGCTGCAACGTCTGTCTCCATTCCGATGTACTCAGCAAATGTACCGAATGTAGTAATTGTCTGTGTGCCTACACCAGTTGTATCTTTGATACCTAATGGCTCGTTAGAACTACCAGAACCATAGATTGCTGCGTTATCAAGTTTTGTAGCAATTACCTTTGCAATATCATCTCTGATCATTGCTTCAACATCAATAGAAGACTGAAGAAGTAATCTTCTGGAGTAGTCAACAAAAGCACCAATTGTTTTTGGTGTCATGTTCACTTGATCGAAGGCCTGTTGTGATTCTGTTGGCGCACCAGACTCACCTACGAAATACGCAGTTGATGTAGATGTCATTCTTGGGATAGAAACATTACCAGACAATCCTGTAAGCATTGTTGGGTTTGTTGCCATCACAGCCATTCTCTTCCTAAGAATGTCAATGAATGAACCTGCAAGAAGTTCTGTTGGAACTAAGTTACCACCAGCTGTTGCAGTACCTACATTCAAGTCTCTTTTTAAGACTTCGTTAGGAACTAAGATTCCGTTTGCAGGTTTCTCATATTTTTTAGAAGCTGCATCAGATACTTCTCTCTCGAAAGCTGCTGCTTCTTGTGCAGCACGATCTGTTGGGTTTGCTAAAGCGTTTAATGCTCTCAAGAAAGAGAACTGCTTAATTTCTTTTTGGTCTAAGCCAACTTCGTTTGTTGTCATGTCAGTAGAACGAATGGGTGTATTTCTAACCTCTGCCTTGTTTTTAACAAGGTCGAGGATTGCTGCTTTTGCTTCTTCGGGTGTTTTATTACCCTTTATAAGGGAATCAGCAAGCTCTTCTGCTCCATACTTTCCAAATTCACGACATATCGAAGTGATTGATGCTGTACGAGCATTGTTTTCGTCAATAGCACGTTGTATTTCGGCTTTGACATCGATTTCAACGGCTGTTGCCGTATCAACCGCAGTTTCTTTAGTTGATTCTTCCATGTTACGGACTGTTGTTGATGCGGGTTCAACCGCAGAATTAATCTCCTCTACAGGAGATTCTTGTTCCATACTAATACTATTACCTTGAGAGGGTTCTATCAAACTTCTTCCAAAACCAATAGTTGGATCAGCTGGAACTGTAACAACTGATAGTTCGTGTACTGACCAGTTGGTCGCTCTCATACCATCTTCCGCTTCTTCCATATCATTAATTTGATATCCAAAGCTTATACCTCTGAGAATGCCATCTTTGACATCTTCTAAAACCTCAGATGCAAACTTGTTACGAGAGAAACGAATCTTTGCATAACCACGCTTATCATCAGGATTTATGTAAGCACGTTCAACAACTCCTATTGGTTTGTTCATGTCGTGATTAAACAATACCGCTCCACCATCGTTTAATCGTGATAAATCTGCTGCTCCTTCATCATGGCTGAGTACTTCATTTCCGAAATATCTCTTAACAGCAAACTCGGATGAAAAAGGAAACTCAAATGTGCGTGATTTCACATTTTTAAAGTCCGTAACCTCTTTACGCTCGAACTTATCTCCAACTTCAATCGATCTAATGTCCGCAATTTTTGTAAGTGTCGAAAATTTGTGACCTACCTTTCTATCGGTAGCCTCTCCATTTCTATACAACGTAATTAATGCAGCTGGATCGTCTGCTGTTCCTGTAATTGTAAAGGAACTGTCTGGAACATCTATTGATCCATCTCTAACGATGCGATCAATTTTTCCTCTAGCTCGACCTCCACTAGAATTCCAAGATACAAAATCTCCGACTTTTAATGCATCGGGTTCTGCTCTTTTTTCAACTGTTGTTGATTCAGCCATAGTTTTTTCGTTAGTAGCAGATTCAAACTTAATAGGATTAAATTCGTTTCTCTCAAGCCATGATCTGGCTTCAGAGGCAGAATACTCGGTTAGTCTGAACCTAATAGATTGAAGTTCAGCACCTTCCTCATTATCCTTTATACCAAATATAAAGTCTATGCCTTGTGAGGCATAGTCGTTAGACCGCCTAAATGTATCATATTGTTCTGAATTTGTAATAGTTGCTGCGTGTTCATTTGGATATGGGCGAGCTAAATCTATAATCTCGCCTCTTTCTCTCGCTTTTTTAATAGCAGCAGCTTTACCTCGACTCCAAGAAAAACCTGCATCCCCTCCCCAAGCAGCCCATGCGACCCTACCTTTTGACGGATATCCTTTTTCTCCAGGGCTAAAACCTTCTGCTTTTTTGTCAACCTCATGTCTGCTGAAAAAACTAAACATCCTTACCACAACATCAGGAGATAATTCTGAGCCACTAATAATTTGTGTAGCTCTTACCGCAGCAACTTGAGTGCCACCTGCTTTACCTTCTTTTTTCCATGCTTTATATCTTTTCGCCTCACTAACCATTCCATCTGTTGGTTTGAGATTGATTTCAGTTCCACTTACGTTTGCCATAATTACTCAGCCTTTTTGCGTGTTTTCTTAGATCTACTAGGTGGTGCAGGGATATTTATATTCCCTTCAGAGCCAATCTCTACTTCTAAGTCTAGATCTTTATCTAATGTAACGCCTAAACTGTCAGCGACATCTTGTTCTCTTGCAATCTCAGAAACAATATCGTCATAATCTCCACCATTTGTCTGTGCAATAACTTGTGACTTACTCATATAACCTGCCTGTTCTGCTTCACGCATCGCTTTTATTTCTTTTAACGGATCAACGTAATGTTGAGCTGGAGGTGTCCATCTTGGTTTGCAATATCTTTTAGAGTTCGCAGCATAATCTCCAAAATCCAATTCACCTGCTAAAACTGCAAGACCTAGCCACTCTTTAAATACTCTGTAATGCAAGTTATCTATAAGATACTTTTGACAGAACTTCCAATGCTCCCTGTCTTCTAACAAACTAAGTCTTGAACTTGAATAGTTAGTTTCAGAAAAATCTTTACTGATTGTTTCAAAACTACATCCAATACCTGTTGCAAATCTTCTAATTTTATTTTTCACAAACATCTCATACTGCTGTGACGGATAATCAATATCTGGTACTGTTACCTTTTCATTTGGCATAAGATATCTAAATGTGCCAGGCTCGAATGATTGGATTCTCTGACTATTTTCTACATCATCTCCAATCAACTCTCCTTGATCATTTTGTATAAATCCCATAATACTTGCACCAGCTCTTGCTCTTATAACAGCAGCTTCTTCATAGCCTTGTAATTGATGCATATCTGCCATCACACTATGAAACCAAGGTACACCTCTGTTTTGACCTGGTCTTTCTGGTAGATATAAATGAATAATATCTTCAGCAGGTACAAAAACGTGTAGTTTTCTATTTGCTGAATAGTCAAGATAATATGCATCTCCAGGATGTTTATTTAAAATTGCATATCTGACAGGACGGCCATACTCATTAACCTCAACACCATTTCTCCATTCGTTATTTTTATTAAGCAATTTGTCATCATATTCTTCATCTAACAAATCACTTTCAATCATCTGCAATGCAATTGGTACTTTGCTGTCTCCAAATGGTTGTCTGATAATTCTAAATATTGCCTCGCCAGATTCACATAATGCACCTGCTGCTAACCATTCAAACTGATGAAAACTATATTTACCTGCACAATCACAACTATCTGCTTGTGACCATTCAGCCCACTTTTCTTCTATCAAATTATTTACTCTTTGATCTCTTTTGCCACCTCTTTGCTGTAAAACAAGAGATTGAAACTTCATACCTGTACCAACAATATTTATTTGTGTTGTACGCTTCGCTTGTCTAGCATAAGGATTGTTTCTTACAAGTTCTCTTGATCTATCTCTTAGCTTACGCAAACTATTCCTTATTTCGGCATCGGCACTCAGCTGGCTGCTCATCCAATCGGAAGTAAGTCTAGAAACTAATGCTCCTTGATATGCTCGCTGGAGACTTCTTAGTTGTTTTGCATTTTGTCCAAAGCCTAAAACTCTGATAACTGCATTTGCAATGTTAGTTCTGATACCCATTAGATACTACCTTGAAATCTTACGAAAGTTTGTCTTGGGTTACCAAGACCATTTGCGATCATCTCTGCTTGTTTCTCTCTTACTAATTCTGCCTTATATCTGCTTTCTAATGCCAATAACTCAGACAATTCGTATTTCTTTGCTGATCTAGTTCCAATCTTATATTCTTGAACTCCACCACCACTAATAATATTTCTTATAGCTGTTTGTATTGTGTCTAAGTCTTTTTGTAATTGACTACGGCCATCATAGTTAACAGCAGTACCAGAATATTCTAAAGATTTTAAAACCTCAAAACTTCCTGTATATATAGTCTGTTTTTCTGCACCAGACTTATTTGCTACGGCTTGATAGTACCAATCGCCTGGTGTGAATGTTGCTGTGACGTTACTAGCAATTTCAAACTTAAAACCATCGTTATATGCAGAACTACTGATTGTTGCGCCAAGTGGCCCTGTGTTTGTTCTTAAATAGTAAACAACCGACCAATCTGGACTGCTGATACTGTTTTTGTAATAATCTTGACTCGCTGGAATATTCCATTGAACAAAATCCCCTGCTCTTATAGGTGATGGAAAAGTCATTTTTTTACCAATTAGCGACAAAATTCGACTTTTTAGTCGATTTAGTACGATTTAATGATAGCTTACTATCCTTTTGAGGCTCTTTAGGATTTAACCTTTTTTCAAGTTGATCGAAAATTGTACGTCTGTCATATTTTTGTAACAATCTTTGCCAAGCAGCATATGCGTATACCATTTCATCAAGAGCTTCATTTCTTGCATCACTTTTTTTAACCCACACTCTTTCTTGATAACCATGCTTATATCTAAGAACTTGTCGCTCTGCGGTTAATTCTTCAAAATAATCATGCGTGATTGTTGGGTAGAAATGAATATATCCTTCTCCAGGCTCTGCATCTTTTAATCTATTGTGAAGTGTTGACTTTATAACATCTACTCCTACAGGAAATAATTGGACTCCTCTTTTTAATGCTTTACCAGAAAAATTAATATCCACCTTACTAGGTCTTCCTAATGGTGGTTTTCCTTTCTGACCCATACCTTTTATTCCTATCAATCCTAACTGACCTCTTTCTCTTACATATTGATAAACTTCTTGGGTAAAGTGACCACCTGTATCTATAGCTGCACTATCAATTTTCATCTTCTGTCCATTTGCATTTGTATATTCACTAGTCAAGACCTCATCCATCTGTTTCCATAAATCTGCTCTAGCTGGCGAGCCATATATTACTTTTCTATCTACTAAATACATCTCCTCGTTACGTCCTATACCCCAAACGCTCATAGAAAGTCTGTCATCTTGTACGTCACATCCGAGACACAAAGTGAGAACACCTTCTGGCGGTATACCTTGCTCATAAGTTTCTAACCCTGCTCTTTCCATTAATCCATCTGCACCTACCTTACTTGCTGCGGATTCTTCCCAAACCTCGCCAAGAATAGTATTAATCCATGTTTTTAACTGCTCTGGATCATTTTTACTCTGCAAAAATTCTTCGACAAGATTAGACCAGCTTGCATTAGGAGAATAAGAATATGCAGCCCATATATGAAAACCAACGTGTTTAGGATTCCCTGGAGCAGTTGCCCTCCACTCTCCTCGCTCTACCATCCATCTTTTTTTGCTATGAGGAATAAGACACCCACAGTCTTCACAAGCATAAGCAACTGTATCTGGATCATTATCTCGCCATTTCATGTTTGACCATCTTAGATATTGCATATGACCACATTCTGGACAAGGCACATAATATCTCTGTTGATTGGTTTGCTCAAACAATCTTTCAATACGACTAAAGTCTTTAATCGTTGGAGTTGATCCAGCTACTATCTTTCTGTTCCAATAATATTCTGTTCTTCTAATGCCAAGTTTTATCTGATCTCCTTCTGTACCTGCTGATGCTGGATAACCATCTACCTCATCAAACAATACAACCCTTCTAGATACCCTTCTAAATCCACGAGCAGAATTAGCACCAACTAAAGATAATGTTCCTCCAGGGAAATTTTTCTGCAACAATGTATTGTTTCCATCTTTCGATTTAGGATCACTTACCAATCCATGCAGACATGGAGTGTCCCTTAACATAGGCTGTATTTCCTCCTTAGAATAAGATTGACAGTCATCTAGAGTGGGCTGACATACCATGATAGGACAGGGATCTTGGTGTATATGATATGCAATCAAATGGTTTAGAATTTTAGAATATCCGACCCTAGCACTCTTCATTAGAGTTACTTGTTCCACATTTGGGTCAGTAATAGCATCCATGATGCCTTTTTGGTATGGAAGAGTTCTCCATCGACCACCTTCGGCTGAACTTTCTGCTGATAAATAAGCGTAATTATCCGCCCATTGGCTCAAACTAAGCTTTTTAGGCGGTTTAAAGGACAAATAAGCCTTTTTTTCGAGTTTTAAGAGATTATTCATGCTGCTGATAGCTCTTCTAGTGCTTCACGAACAATATCATCCAAACAAGCAACCGCATTGGTGTCTAAGTCAGGTATTCTTTGTTTTGCTTTAGCTGGAATACCCAATAACTTGTTTCTTGCGTTTGTAATAATATTGCACCATTTATTTTCTACTTCTTCCACAGCTACTAACTCATTTTCTTTTACTTTTCGATCCAGCTCTAATAATTCTGCTTTCAAATGCTCTGTTCTTGCTTTACTTTCTTCATATTCTGGTATTGATTCATCTGTTTTACTAAGTCGGGATCTATGGACAACTACATTATTGTCCTTTGATGCAGTTCTTACTCTCTTAAATGCAGATTTGCTATACCATTCTTTTTCTAATGTATCGCTGTTAATTACAATCTTTCCTTTGTCATCCGTCATTGCAGTAAGACGGCCTTCTTTTATAGCACCATAAACAGCCTGGATAGTTACACCCATTTTTTCTGCTGCTTCTTTTCTGGTTATTAGAGGCATATAAAAAATGTAAATGCTTACACTTCTTACAATAGCGTAAATATTATTTCGTGGTATAATTCCGCATTTTTACTAGCTTTTTCGTAGCTCTTGTCTCATCAGTCTCATATAGTGAGATTTGTAAGAACATTTCTGCGGAAATGCCTAGAAAAATTTTGCGATCCGAAACCACTA